TTAACGACACTATTAAATGCGCAGCATGCCGTGTGTGAAATCGATGGCAGGGGAAGATATTTTGAAGCGCAGAGCCTCAACAGAGCATACTACCTGCTGGAAGACGTAATAAAAAATGTCTACCTCGAGCGCACCACGGACCTGCACCCGTCCGAGGTCAAGGCTGTTGTTGCCGATCTGGAGGGCGCACTGGATCATGTATCCAACGCAGGACCTTTTGAAGATGAACACTCCAACCACTCGTACTACGAGGCGATGGCATTACTGGAAGGCGTATTAACAGTTCTTTCATAAACCCGGGCTTGACCCGTATACGCCCGGCGTCTTATTATTGCACCAGATCACAACAGCAAACGCCCCACGGGGCACATACCAACGGAACAATGCACACCACAGTCAACAAAGAACAGTTCAAGTCCGCAATGCGTGACCACGCAAACTACACAGAAACCGCCCTCGAGCTCCTTTGGGATTACTACGAGGAACTGGAGAGCGACCTCGGAGAGTCGATCCAGTTCGATCCTATCGCGATTCGTTGCGAGTGGTGGGAGCACGACGCCGTGGAGATCTCCGTGGACTACGACAAGTTTGTCGGCGCGGATCCATGCGCGGATGCTGAAGATATCCATTGGTGTCTCACGGATTACACGACCTCGCTAGGTCCGACTGAAGACAACAAGGTCCTGTTTGTAGGCTTTTAATACCATGAAAACATCCGAAAAAATCATGTACGCCGGTCTAGTCCTGGCAGCCTCTTACATGCTCGCCCGCTTCGCCATCGGCATCTTGTACGGAATATGAAGACCGCGTTAATAGACAGAAAATGTGTTGACCTGTATACCATGCGTGTGTTATAATGGCATCAGATCGCAACAGCAACTCAACCGGACAAAAAAATGACACTTCTCGACAGACTCACCAAAGAAGCCGCCGCAGGACTCGAAGTTGTGAAGGATGAATACCCATCCTCTTACCAGCGCATCGTTGAAGACCTATCCAGCGTCGACCACCTCCATATCCTTTCGTTTGGCACCGTGGTATCCCTGACTCTGTACCTTGACAAGAAACTGCTGGATATTTACGATCTGTTCGAGCCAGCCAACTAGCCACCACGTGGGGCGCCGTAACGCTTCGCAACATAAACCGGAGAGAACAATGTATTTTATCGAATATTACAGACCATCGGCAGTAGACTCAAACAAAACAGTACCAGCGACAGGCGATAGGTCTGTGGTAATTATCGACGGGCGCGAGAGACTGGAATCTTGGCACCAGTACGCGCATGAGATGGCTACACAGTACGGTCGAACGTCCTACACGCATTACCGTATCATGAGCGGCACAAACTTGCTACGAGGACTGCGCTCGCTTTCCGGCGTCCTTCCCCTGGTTCGTGAAGATACTGTGAATGGGTAAAAAAATATTCGCCACCTGTTGGATACTAAATCCCGGCGCCGTATTATTGGGTGTCACTAATCAACAACGCAACCGCACGGAACAATGACTATCACCACGAAAGACCTCGCCAAAGAAATGATCCGAGTAGCCAACCTGTCCGTTGATAACGGAGAAATGACGCGACGCGAGGCAGCCGACGTACTCGAAGCAGGATCGAAACTGTTCGGCAACAATGCACACTATCGGCACATGATTCTTGACGAAGCAGACGCACTACGCTTGAGCAACTAACCAACACCAGCCGCCCCGTAAGGCCCTGTGTTGCCCTCTGCCGCACGATCTATTGAGACCGGTATACTGACAGTAAGTAAGAACGGTAGGACGATCTGACGCATCCTGTGAACTTTCTCGCGTTGCGCAATGGATTGAGGGATTGATGGCAACCCCCTCCCCATTTTCTTTCCGCTCGCGAGCCAGAGACGCCCGGATTTTTCCTTTTTCCCTCTCCGAGGGGGGTGCGGGGGGTGAATTTTCCGTGAGTAAGGGGATAACCCACTCTGAATATGCGCGTGATATTCACATTTTGAGCTTTTTTTCCCGAGGGGTGTGAAAATTGTGTTAATTACAGCAGGTTCACGCAATCTTCGAGTTCCCGGTTAGTCAAATCTTCACATTTCCTATTTGTAACGCCACTGGTGAGCGACGTTTTGTGCTATTTAGGTTCCAGTTTTATTATGAACTGTTTGTGAAAGAAGATCGGCCCCCTTCCTGCAATTTAGAATGATAGCCTTATGGCTACCGCATCAAACATTAACCAGGGCGTCTAGAACCTGGGCCGTGGCTGGGATGGTTGCGGGGTAGGCTCGAAATTGCAAGGGCCAATGCGCTCATCGCATTACAACCGCCATGTCTCACGGACTTATCTCTACCCGATCCAACGACCTTGTGAGCCGAAGTATGACGGTGTTCCGTGAGAACCGCACCTGCTGGTACAGGAATTATACGTGGGGCGTGGGCCCTATGTAAGATGACTATCGACGCCGGAGCTTAGCCGTTCTCTGTGTCATCTTTTTGTTCAGGTATCGTAGATATTCCTGCTCATCCTCAATGGCAGCTCGCCTGGCATCAGCCATCTTGCGTTCCGTCTGCCTCTGGAGAGTCTCCTCTACCGGCTCTCGCCTTACATATACCCTATGAACTTTCATCCTTCCTATTTGTAACGCCGCCGGAGCCGCGCTCGTCTTTTGACGTGGCTACAATATAGGGTATTGTGAAGTTCCTGTCAAGTGCCTTGATTTCTATTTTTCGCTGATTTTGGCACTAATAAAAAAGAGAGGAGCTTCGCCCACTACGAAGAAACCCCTCTCTTTTTATTTATCAGACGTTACCCCACAGAGCAGGGTCCCCACCCTGTTTTTGTTTCTGTGGATACTGGTATAATGCGGCCCTGGTACTACTGTTCCAGGCTCATGGCTTCTTCATTGTTTCTTTGTTTCCGTAGCTGGCGAGCCTTCCGCGTGCAGCTTGTAGGATGTCGCCGCAGTGGCGCGTCACCACATCCAGGTATGAGTCCGATGCCGTCATGCCTTCCTGCTGGTCATTCAGGCACGTGAGCACGATCCACGTTGCTATCTGCAGCTTCTCCTTCTGCGTGCAGTTTTCAATAATCCTGCCCACCTCATTAAACGTTACCTGCTCCATGATTGTCCTCCTTGTTTGACCTGAAAACATATCTACCTGCCTCATTTCTCGGCCTCCTTTTCGGCCATCATTCCCCTGAGGATAAGGCAGTAGCCGATGATGTCGTTAACTGCATCCTCTGCAGACTCGTTCGCCACAGACAGCGTGCCGGATCGCATAAATGATCTGATGCGCTGGAGCTTATCCTGCAGCCGAATCATCAATCCAACCTCCGGCTGGACCCCTTCGAGTGTGGATAGGCGAAAATTTGCAAACGGGTCGTCAGAGCTGGCGGTATAGTCTGCATTTTTGGCCTCTACTAGGCGGCGAACCTCAGAAAAGGTCGCATCTATTAGGTCGAAGTACTCTTTTTTGGTCATTTTTTGTGCTTTTGCGTAAGTTTTGACGACTTAGAGACACCTTTACAATCGTGTTTGTATACAATCGTGTTTGTAGTGTAGGTGGTTGCTTTTGTGTAGCGCTATTTCATCGCGTTAGCGTCTAATTGAAAAGTTTTCTCCGTCTATTTGAAGAAATAAGCATCATTTTGTGTGCTTTTTCGTCATTTTTGACGCTTTCGCGTCAGTTTTTGGCGTCTTGCAGGTTCTCGCCCCGTAGTTTCCGGATAGGCAAAAAGTTGTTACACTCGCCTACTTCATTAGGACGGAAGTACGAGTACGATTGCCGCTCACTTGGCTTTGCCTCATGGCGATAGCACTCCTTCGCTAAGTGGCACTCGTGATTGAGGCACATAGATATATCTGGCATGGCCTTCTCCTTGGTTTTGACGCTTTCGCGTCAGTTTTGGGTCTCTTGCTGTTTGCGCGACACCATGCTGCGCAGTCCGCTCATTATTTTCCTCAAAAGCCTTTTTTTGAGCAATTTTGCCCTCAATATAAGCCGCTCCTGCTCAAAAGTGGCCATTGGCTCTCCAGAGATGGCAATTTCAAGCTCTGTTAGCCTCGGCGGCTTAGTCTTTCTTTGCATTTCTCGAATCCCTCCATATTTCCATTGACCTAACCAGTGCTCTAATTTCCGGCGGAGTATGCTTTTTGCTGTATGTGTTTTTAACTGAAGGGGCGGACCAGGCACTCGGCCACCACCAAGACTCTTCTTTATTAGTCATTGTCAAGGCCCTCCCGATTAAAAATTTTCGATATTTGCTCGTAAAATGTCTCTGCATCTGCCTGCAACTCCTCAATCGCGTCTTCCACGGAGTTGCAGACACCTTCTGTTATTGCGCTGTAAAAAATAGATAGCGCGGCTATTGCAGCGGCAATGTCGGCGGTTTCCTCGACGATTGCTCCTATCGAGCTTCCGCAAAGAGCAGAAACTGTTATCGCAACTTCCATGGCATCTATTTCCCGGTCGCCTTTATCTAGGCTTTTCATCGCGGAGTCAGCCGCACTAAATGCCCGATCCATGCCAGCAGGACCTACTAGATTTGATATTTGCTTCAGTGTATTCATAGGGGTACCCATAAACAACCAAGAGGGGAGGCATCGCCCCCCCTCTGTGGTGTTTTTCTGATTAAAATGGCAGGTCGTCCTGAACGGGAGCAGAGATTACTGGCCGCGGTGCCGCAGCCGTGTTATCTTCTGGCTGGCGTGGGCCAAAATCGACTGCAAAAGCCTTTACACCGATCTTGTTTACCTTGACCCCGTCTTTATTGGTATAAGAATCGTCCGTGAGGCGACCGTTTATAACAACATAAGAGCCCTTTTTGAGGTACTGGCCGCAAAGCTCAGCTGTTTTGCCCCAGACAGAGGTGCGCATCCATACAGTCTGGTCTTTTCCAGCGTCCACGGCTACGTTTAATGTTGTTACGGCGTCTCCGCTGTTCGTCTGACGAAGTTCAGGGTCTGCGCCGAGGCGACCACTAAAGGTGACGTTGTTAATCATTGTGTGCGCTCTCCAGCGCTGTGTTTGTGATTACGCATTTCAATACAAAAAATTAGCGCAATAAGTTTCTATATTTGCATGAAGTATTAATGAAGAAAAGTGCTAAAAATAAATTTCAGGGTACTTGACAAGTTGTTTTTTGTTGTTTATATTCCCGCCACGTGGAATAATATGCCTAAGTACGCTTTATGGGAGCCAAAAGGGGACTCAAAACATACGCAGAGCTTACGCCGCAGCAAAGAGAGTTTGTTGATGGCGTTGTGGAGCGAGGACTGACAAACGTTGCGGCATACGAAGAGGCTGGGTATTATGTAGGACCCAGCAGGAATGCCGTGCACCAGGGGGCACATAAAATTAGGTATAATAAGCACGTAGACCATGTTATACGGGAGCGCCTGAATAAGATGGTAATGTCAAAAGAAGAGGCGCTTGCCAGGCAGACGGCGGCTGGGCGCTTTGACATTGGCGACGCTCTTGAGGTGGAGGCACTTGTTTGCCCACATTGTGATGGGGAGATCCATGAGGAGGGGTATGCCAGGATCAATGTGAAGAAATTAAAGGAGATGGGCCTGTCCCACCAGATCAAGAAGATTAGCACAGACCGCAACGGGAACCAAATAATCGAGTTCCGTGACGTTGACCAGGCTCAGGATAGAATACTCCGTGCCGCCGGAGCCTACCAAACGCAGGCGGAGAAGGAAGTTGGAGGTCTTGCGTCGCTTATGTCAAAGGCCCTTGAAATGAGGCAGAACGCCTAGAGATTTTTGACAGACCTAGAGAACATAGCCGATACAGACCTTGCTGTTTTGGCAGAACGACTAGCCGACCCCGTTTTCTTTGCAGAAAACGTCATCGGGGTGTCGCCCTGGTCCAAGCAGCGCGAGCTTCTTTATGCGGTAAGAGACCACGATCGCGTCGCAGTTAGATCTGGGCACAAAGTTAGTAAGTCGCACTCAGCAGCAATACTTGCTCTGTGGTGGGCTATTACTATGCCTGATGCCCGTGTTCCACTGACGTCATCCTCGTTCCAGCAGGTCGTTAAGATTCTATGGCGCGAGATTTCGTCAATGTACAGAAAGGCTGATTTGCAAATACCTTTAGGCGGACAGCTTTACAGGGACCCGTCTAGCGGCCTTGTATTTCCAAACGGCAACGAGATATTCGGTTTCTCAACCGACCAGCCAGAACGCGCCGCTGGTATCTCGGGTGAGAACCTGCTTTATATTATTGACGAGGCCTCAGGTGTTGATGAGGCTGTTTTTGAGGCCATGGAGGGAAACATGGCTGCTGGCGCAAAGATGGTTTTGTTTAGCAACCCCACGAGAATGGTGGGGACGTTCTTTGATGCTTTTCACACGAAAAGTCAGTACTGGAAGTGTATTCATATCTCCAGTCAGCACAGTCCAAATGTGACTGGCGAACGGGAGATAAAAGGTCTTGCTGGCCCCAAGTGGATAGAAGAGAAAAAGGAGGAGTGGGGAGAATCTTCGCCGATGTTCCAGGTCCGCGTTGAGGGCAACTTTCCTGGTCAGGGCGACAACAGCATTATTGGCCTGTCGCTTGCCACGCAGGCGCAGGACCGCTGGAAGAATGCAACCACAGAGGGGCAGTTGCGCATTGGCATTGACCCAGCGCGGTACGGAGAAGACGAGACTGTCATCTGGCCCGTCAGGGGATCAAAGGCGCTTGAGCCGGTATTTGGGGTTGGCTGGAATGGGGCGCAAATTGCTGCCCACACATTTAATTTAGTAGAAAAACTACGCAGGCCCACTGATGACAAAATACACGTTAAAATTGACGTTATTGGACTCGGGGCATCCCCAGAGGACTTCTTCGGTTTCTTTAAGCAGCGACGAGAAGCTACTGGCGTGGTCATTAGGCCAGTCAACGTGTCCAATGCGTCAGAAAAACCAGATGTGTACGCCGACTTGCGCACTCAGCTGTGTTTTGATTTAAGAGATTGGCTTGAGGAAGGGGGATCAATACCTTCCGACGAGCGGCTAGTTCAGGAGATTGTTTCTGCAACATTCGAGCTAGATGCAAAAGGTAGGAACCGGGTGACCAGTAAAAAAAATGAGCGTAAAATGCTTGGCAGAAGCCCTGACAGGCGAAACGCTCTTGAATTAGCAATTTATGACGCGACCCCAAAGAGAAACATTGGAGGGGGGCACATACCAATATAGGCTATGCAAGAAATCTGGGTAGACTACCGACATCCTGATTACGAGGATGAAAAGATTAAGCGTACATTCTCTAGGGACCAGTACAACGGCGAGGCCCTGGAGGTCGTTCTTCGTGAGGCAAAAAACATGGCTCACGAGAGAGCCGTCGTCTCTGCAATAGATGGAGAGGATGGTGAGTCGCCCGGCGTCCGTGTTTATGACTCGATGGGTCAGAAGAACAAATACGGAACGTATCTCAAGCGCAGATCGCAAGGTGAGATGGGGGCTGCATTTGCAGAGCGCGCATCAATTACCAGGTTTCCGTCACACTACTCCGCCCTGGTTGATTCAATGATCGGCGGCGTCTTTGCCGTTGAGAGCAAAGCCAAGAAAGAGTTCAATGGCCCCCTGGGAAGCCCAGATGACATTTCTGACCCCATGTACCACTTTGTGCGCGACGTTGACGGCACGGGCGTAAACATGGAGTCGTGGCTAATTTCTGCTGGCCAGCGCATGATCGTAGATAACTGGTTCTGGTACCGAGTAGATCGCGTTGGGCCAGACGATCCGATTCGTGCATACTGGGTTGACCCAGATACCGTCCTTAACTGGCGCGAGGAAAACGGCGTCCTCGTGGAGCTGCTTCAGAAGGAGATGAGATACGAGCAGCAGTCCCTTATGGAAAAGGGGTCTTGGATTAAGTATTATCGCCGATGGACTCTGGATGGCTGGGAGCTATACCGCGAAGAGGGCGAAGGTCTCGAGCGCAAAATTATGCTGGTTGCGGAGCAGGACTTTGCCTTCCCGTTCTACACGGACGCATCCCGCACGCGCAGCCGTCTGCCATTTGGCCGCTCTCGCCTGCCGCTGGACCGCTATGTGGGCTATCAGATGGCGCAGGATCACAACATGCTGTATAACCTCCTCTCTGATGCGCGCTGGAACTTCCGCGTTATCAACCACCCGCGCCTGACAGGCGATGTAGACGATGGACAGTGGACAAAGAGTCTGCACGCCATTATGAGTGGCGTTAATGCCATGCAGGGCAACTGGAACTACATCAGCCCAGACGCTAACAACGGACACACGGCGTATAAGGTATATGCCGAGGAGACCCGGCAGTTCTACATCACGAACCATCAGCGCATGAATGCCGCAAGCATAGAGCGCAGTGCCACTGAGGTTTTATTTGATGAGGCTTCTGGTCGTACGGCGTTTCTGCGCATCTACGCATCTGCGATTGACGAGGTCGAAAACGACGTGTACTTTTTGGCGGCGCAGTGGGAGTCGCCGGAGTCCCCGGACACATGGTATGGCACGTACGTACGTCGCAGCAACGACTTCAAACCAGTTGACATTCAGGGACTTATCAAGACCCAGGCTGACGCTTTTGCTGCTGTTGCAAACCATCTCGACGTTGATAGCGCCTTGATTTTTGCAAGAGAGGGCGCCATTGACGGGCTTAAACCAAGAGAGGATATTTAGGATGGCAACAACAGAAAATGTAAAGACAACTAAGACCGGGCGAAAGGTGTATCGCGGTGAGTCATTCTCCGGTTACAACAAGCCAAAAAGAACCCCGGGCGAAAGAAAGAAATTTGCCGTTCTTGCCAAAAAGGGTGATGATGTCAAGCTGGTTCGATTTGGAGACCCAGACATGAAAATCAGAAAGAGTGACCCGGAGAGAAGAAAGTCGTTCAGAGCAAGGCACAAGTGCGATACAGCAAAAGACAAGTTTACTGCAAGGTACTGGTCCTGCAAGAAATGGTAAGTCAAACCCCCTAAATCACCACATTAATGTCAAATGAACTTGGATATATCACACAGGCCTTAGTTCGGATCGAAGAAAAAATTGACTCTGGGTTGCGGGACCACGAAAACAGAATAGCCCACATGGAGGGCGGGGTCAAGGTTCTTAGATTTGCGGTTGGCGCCATAGCAGGCCTGTTTGCCGCTATTATAGGATTCTATTCACAGTCATAGTATATGGCTTATGATTTACGAATATAAGTATATAGACACTGGAGAAGTTGTTGAGTCCGACTCCTACGGGCTAAAAACAATTAACTCTAGGCCCGTGAAGCGGATTTACAGCACGTCTTTTTCTCTGAAGGGAGGCGGCTGGCATCACACTGAGTATCCAGGCAAGGGCAAAACAAGAATTAGAATGGAAGGCGGTCTTAATCACACGCCAGAAAGTTAAAAAGTGCCTAAAATAAAAATCAGGGTACTTGACAACTTAGCAAATAATTCATAAATTATAACTATCGCCTACCCCTCTAGGCGTTTCGTTCCGGCGCGAAGAGTTAGGGGGAGATAAATGCCGTGTAGCGTGCTTCCTTAGCACAGAAAAAATAAAGTGAAATGGAAATCGTTGTCAAGACAGATGACGGCTTCGAGCCTCTACCAGAGGATCAAGTTGTTCTTTCTAAATCAGACCTGGAAACTGGATACGTGCCAAAGGCGGACGTATCAGAAAAGTATGTCGCAAAGGCATCCTTTGAAGATCGGCTGAACCGAGCTGTATCCAACCAGCTAGAGAAGGCTCACGAGCGCGAAGAGGTTATCGCACGGGTCCTTGAGCATCACACGCCACCGGGCGCCGATATTGATGCCGCAAAGGAACAGTGGGAGAACGGCCGATTCAAGCCGCTGGCAGAAAAGTACGATCGGCTGCGCGGAAGCCTTCGCAATGCAGAGGTCAATGCCACTGCCGCGGAGGTGTTCGATGAGCAATACACCAGACCATTGCCGAATGGCAAGCCATCGCCAATGCAACTGGCACTCAGCGACCAGTTCGAGTACAACGAGGAGTACGGCTACGTTGCTGCGGTAGACGCAGCAGGCAATTTTATCCAGTCTGCTGACCCGACCAGCGCACGTCCTTTCCGCAACGTGAGCGAGCACGTTCTCGCTCTGTCGGAGGACCCTGCGTGGGCACCCTACCTTAGAAAGCCTGCAAAGAATGTGGGTGGGGCTGGGGAGCCAGGAAAGGCCGACTCTAAGGCTGACATGAGCGATCCGCGAGAGCTGGATGCTGCCGGACGTCAGGCTTGGATTAAGGCTAACGGGGTTAGTGCCTGGATGGATTTAATATCTTAACCCAACCAAAAGGTAAATAATAATGGCTATCGGAAAAGCCTCGGACTTCATCATTAATGATGAGTTGTTCGACACAATCTTTGTAGAGCAGATCAACCAGAACGTAAACGCGTTCAACGCTGCCTCCGGCAACGCGATCCGCTTTGTAACCACTCTTCTTGAAGGCGACTACGCCAAAACGCGCTTCTTCGACCGCTTGACGGGCGGAGTTGCTCGCCGCGACACGACCTCTGTTGCCGCTGCCACCGACCTGGCAATGACGCAGGACGAAGTGATCTCGGTCAAGTGCTCGCGCGCCTTCGGTCCTTACGCACAGACGCTGGACGCATTCGAGAAAGCGCAGATCAGCTCCGACCAGATGACGAGCAACCTCGCTGTCATGTTTGCTGACGAGTTCCTGAAAGACGCGCTGAACACGGGCCTCACGGCTGGTGTCGCCGCTTTGAGTCAGTCAACTGGCGGACAGGACTTGATTCTGGACTACTCTGCTACGGGCGACTTGGATCACACGGCCCTGCTTCGTGGACGCGCCAAAATGGGCGATGCTTACGGACGCATCAAGGCATGGGTCATGCACTCCAAGGCATTTCATGATCTGGCTGAAGCACAGCTCACGGTTGCTTCCGGAAACGTTGCTGACTTCGTTATCTACGAAGGTGGCGCTGGCACCCTCGGGCTGCCCGTAATCGTTACCGACTCTGCCTCGCTGATTGAATCTGGTACTCCTGACAACTACTACACGCTTGGTATCACCGAGAACGGAATCGTGGTAACGGAGTCCGAGAATCGTCGCATGGTGTCTGACCTTGTAACTGGTCTGGACAACCTGGTGATGCGCGTTCAGGGCGAGCACGCCTACAACGTAGAAGTCAAAGGCTTCAAGTGGGACTCTGCTAACGGCGGAGCCAACCCGACTGCTGCAACCATTGGTACTGCTACCAACTGGGACGCTGTTGTCGCCAACGACAAAGACAAAGCAGGAGTTGTGGTTCAGACCACCTAATGAAGAAGTCTGTTGTCATACTCTGCAAGGGCAACCCAAATCCTGACGAGGTAGCCCTCCGTGACCTGCTGAGATCGGAGGGTTGCTTCGCCAGACTTGTCTCGGTTCCATCCGGGCCAATTAAAAGAGAGGAAAGGGAGCGCTGTGACGTTGCCTATTCCTTTCATCGGGACCTCTTGAAGAATTACGACAGCATGGAATTGGTTGTGCCGGGGGGCGTCAAGGCGGCGTCCTCCGGTTACAGCCTTCAGAGAAAAGGCAGATGGGTCTACGTCATTGACGCAGATGGCAATCGAGTAAACGATAAGGGGCTGTCGGAAGAGGCAGCGTCAGAACTACTAAAGGGGCTCTAATATGGCTATTGGCGATTGGGACAACCTGGCTCTATCGGACACCACGCTCAAGGGACTAGCCCCCGTGGACCTGCGCGACCCGGAGTTCGGGTACTACGATACAGACGCTGCGACTGACGAATACGTGGCGCAGGCGAAAGACTACATTGAGACCAGGTTGATTGGGTCTGTGCCGCACCTTATTGTAAAGGCTGACGGACCAAGCGAGTTTATGGACGCAGTTACGACTATCTCAGAAGTCTCTGGCGTCCTTCAGCGCATCCTGGCGCTATCTTTTCTAATTCATTATTACGGCCAGGAGCGTTTTAGTGGGAGCGATCTCTTTGAGGTAAAACGCATGGAGATGAAGGAAGACTTCGAGCAGGCATATAATGCGCTTGTAAATTACATCCAGCTCGACCAAGACTTTATCGACGCCATCGAGGCTACCGCCGACGCGGATCTATCACAGTATAACGACTTACTGTATGTAGGATAATGCTAAGCAAGTCCGCACTTAATGCTTACGACAGGGTTGCCTCTGGCATCGGAAGGGTTGTTGGGTTTCTTGCAGAGAATGGCGCAAAGCAGATTCGCAAGCAGGTTGCCAGCGGCTTAGACAGGCATGGCAGGCGCATGGTAGGCTATAAGCCTAATTATGCGGAGCGGAAGGGATCAGCAAAAGTTGACCTGCGCTCAAATAGAAGGGTAAAGGCTCGCAGGGAGGGCAAACCCATGATGGACGACATCATATTTGATGCTCCATCTTTTTCTGAGTTTGGCAATGGCGGCGGAAGGTTTCGCGAGTCTTCTACCGGGCGATTCACAAAGGCCGCTGGTTACATTACGTTTGGCTCCGAGCAAAGCTCTCGCATCGCAGGCGCCCTGATCTCAGGCAAGGCTGGTGGTGGTCACAAAATGGCTGGGCCACGCGACTTCTTTGGGCTCAATGAGGACTGGGTCAAGGCAAATACAAATAAAGAGTTCCAGGAGATGTTTGCAGGTGCAACGTCTGGTCTAAAAAGCGAGCGGCTAAACATTAGGCTTCTGTAATGCCATACACCTCATCAAATCATATATTTGAAGCCATTGCTGGCCAGATTGACAGCCAGCTAAGTGATAAGGTTGGCGGCGTCGTTATTTTTGACGGTGACCTTACGCAGGCCATTGAGCAGCACCTAAATGAATCTGGACTGGGCGACACGACTATTTTTGTCGGAATGCCGGAGTCAACAGCAGAAACGCTTGATGGCTGCGGGCTTCCGATGAGAGAGATGCTTGCCGTTGATGTTTATGTTGTTGTCAGAGCCAAGGGCCGCAGTCGCTACGGCATTGATCGCGAACGCCTCTGGGATATAACAGATAGTGTTGTAAATGATGTTTTCTCATGCGACAACCGCACTACTTTGTTTAGGGAGCGTGTTTATGGGCTCCAATTTGTAAGAAGGGCAAGGATGCAGGGCCAGACGCCCGAACTTCTGGCTACACGTGTAGAATTTACAGTAGAAGGAGCCAATACATGAAAGAAATCAAACTAGCTGAGCCCAAGCGAATACGCATTAACGGCACAGAAAAATTAATTCGCAGCGGGTCCGTCGTCAAGATAGATGGGCGCAGGACGAATTACTACGGGGCATACCCTATTGTGGTATCGCCTGATATAGCAGAACAATACCTCGGCTTCAAACAGGAGCCAGAGGTTGAACCTATTATAGAGGAAGAAAATGGCGAGTAACACCTGGGACCCCGGACCTCAGCAGCTCACGCAGATTGTAATTGACGACGGGGCGGCAACTACTATTTCCGCAAGCCTAATCGAGGGCTATTCTCTGGAGACAGAGAAGGACGCCTACGACTCGGCTATTGGCATCTCGTTTGACCGTGGCTACACCACCAAGACGGGATCTTTTAACTGCATGGACTACACGGCAGTCTCGGGCCTTGAAGGCATGATGACAGCTCGTGACGAGACGACGATTACGGCAACGTATTCCGACGCAACGACGCAGGCTATCAACAATGCGGTTATTCAGGTTGCGCCTCTCGTAAACCTGGTTCCTGATGTTTGCAACGTATTTATGCAGACGTCTGATGGCGACTATACCAGCCTTGAGTCTGGCATGACGAATCTCGGCATCACAATGAGCGAGCCATCATTCGAGTTCGACTACCCATTCGACGGCACTGACGGGTGTGGTCGTCCGTACTACGGTGGTTCTTGCCGTGTCATGGCAGAGTTTGAGCTGCCAGGTATCCGCGGGGGAAACGACGACGTCTACGCAGCAGCATACGCCTTTGAGGGCACCGCTGTTGATGTGGCATTCAAGATGCCGAATGGCAAGTATATGGTGCTTGAGAACGTCTACGCCTTCGTTAATTATGGCGCAGAGGATTCTCAGGGGGTGCGCACCGTGCACGTTCGCGTGTCTGGCGTCGCCGCTGCATGGTCATCCATTGTCAAGTACACCAATGGCGCCGCAACCCCGCTTACTGACGGCTGGGGAACGACGACGAACAGCGTGCATCCCGGGAACAAGTTTTCTGGATGCTCAGTGTCATTTGTAGCCACTGACTACATCGAAGATGACGGTGCTGGCACTGGCGTTGTGGACTTCACATCGGCGTAATAAACAAGTCAAAGAGGGATTACGATGGCTGACATCAACTATAATGTCGCATCAAGCGGTGAGTATACACCCCAAGTGGGGGACAGGTATGAGATTTCTCCGGGAAACTGGGGAACTATGCCTGCCCCCACGCTGGGACTTCAGAATCGCCTAGCCGCGATGGCTGAAGAAGAAGCCTCCGACATTAAGATGGCACGCGCCATCCTTGTCGGCACTAAAGGGTTTGATGATGATGATGCAATCTTCGGTATGGCTCAGGCGGTGGTGCTTGATTTTTTTACCTTAGTGCAGAAGATCGCCGACAGGCTGACAAGCGGCTTCGGTCTATCAAACCCGCCCAGCCAAGAGACGCAAGCGTAATAATAGCCTCTTGGGCTAAGAAATTTGAGGCGGGGGAGGATGGCATAGTCCTCCTCTGCCTTGAGTTAGCGGGAAATGACCCCCTGAGAGCAAAGGAGTTCGAGGGGTGCACACTAACAGAGATCGCCCGTGCGTGGCAGAATAAACAGCGCCACGTAGAGGGAATAGGTTACAAGATTAAGAGGAAGTAATGGCCCAGCAGGTAATCGCCGTTAATCTTATTGGGAACTCCTCTGCCCTAACTGGTGCCCTTCGTAAAGCCAGTCAGGCGTGGAGAGACATAGACGTTGCCATGAATAAGGTGATGTCTGGTCAGCTCCAATATAACGGCGAGCTGGGAAGATTTACAACAGCAAATGGGCAAATCGTAGCTGGCCTCGGTGGCATGAAGCAGCGTCTTGCTGAGGTCAAATTAGAAAAGGAAAAACTCGCAAAAACCGTTCGTGCCCTCTCGAATGAGTTTACAAAAGAGGAGATGGAGATCCTCGGGCTTGGCGATGCGATGCGTCAAGTCAACTCTGGGATGCAAGGCGTCCGCACTGGCGCCGGATCCGCGCAGTTTGCGGTAACATCTCTCGGACAAGCATTTGCCGACTCTGGTCAGTTCGGCATGGGGATGGCTCAGGGATTCCGGGCTATCAACAACAACGTCCAGATGCTCGCGCAGTCCATGGTGATGGCTGCAAAGGACCACGGCGGATTTACAAAGGGGCTCAAGGCCATGGGCGCCGCCATGATGGGGCCAACGGGTGTTCTCGCCCTGTTCTTTGCCGCAACGGCAGCCATTGAGTTCTTTGCAAACAGGTCTCAGAAGGCTAAGGCCGAGACCGACAATTTCACCAAGTCACTGAACGGGCTCACATCGGCGATGGGCCCGAACGGCTTTCAGGCTTCGGCAGCGGGTCTGTCTAGAGTGGCTGAGGCCTCCACTGGCGTATTTAATATGTTCCAAACTGCCCTTGATTCCATGGATCAGGCGGTAATGAACATAAGGAAGGCTCGCTACCAGGAGCTGCTTGACGAGGGAATGCCTTCAATTCAGGCGTGGGACGCTTCAAGAAGTGCAATAAAAGACGTCACCGAGGCCATGAAAGAGTCTCGCGCTGCCGTTGAGGCGGAACTGCAAATATGGAAGGCGGACTCAGAAGAAAAGGTTAAGGCTGCAGAGGATGCCGCAAGGCTTGAGCGGGCATATCATAGGCTGGTTGTGGCGATGGGCGTAGACGGCGTTCTCGGCGCAATGCAGGCGCAGTCGCAGGAGTTTGCTGAATCTAACTGGATTCAGAAGCAAGCCTCGCTGCTTAATGACGCCATCACAAAGACCACGGATCTCAAGAACATGCTAGAGCTGATGCAGGGGCCGCACGGAATGCGCCTTGCAGCACTCAAGTTGGAGGCAGATGAGCTTCAGCGACAGGTTGAATGGCAGCAGCACTTGAATCAGCTTGCCGTAGAGGGTGTAGCGGTCGCTGGTATCGAGGACATACGTCTTACATTTCGAGATGCGGGCGTTGAGGAGGTGCAAAATGAGGTAGAGAAGCTGTTTCGGTTCGTCATGGCGGGCCCTGCCGCCCTTGGTCCCGGACAATTCGATTGGGCCAACATCATGGGCTACGAGGCCATGGCGGCACGGATGAAGGAGGGGTATAGCAAGCTTCTTGAGGACACAAATGAATTTGGGGAAGAATACGCCAAGAGCCAGGCAAAGCTCGCCGCACAGAACGCGAAGTTCGAGGAGAACTTTAATAAAATGGGCTCAGGGCTACTCAGCGCAGCCGTAGGTATTGCTGGCGGCAAGCGTGAGTTTATGCGCGCGTTTAGTTCGTTCCTGGTCTCCTGGTCCAAGCAGCTTATTCAGACGGGTCTTGCAGCCGCAGGGTTTGGTAAGGCTATGCTGGCTATCAAGAACTCGCTCAGTGGCGGACCAACTGGTGCCGTTGCCGCTATCGCTGCTGGTGTGGCTCTCGCTGCTATCGGTCGCAAACTCAAAGCATCCGCCCGCGCTGCTGCAAACCCCGGCGGCGGGGCTGGTGCTGGAGCTGGTGACCTCGCTGCCCCTGGATTCACGATGCCAGATAGGAGCATCTTCAGCCCAGGAAGCACCAACGCGGCATACGGCGGCAGCTCCGCCATGGGCGTTAGCGGAAGGTTTGTGGTGCAGGGAAGGGACCTCGTTGCAGTTGTGCAGAACGAGTCTAATTTCCAGAGCGAAATGGGGATCAACAACATCTTAGCGGTGAGCAACTAGTATGGCTCTCGGGTCTAAATACGAAAACACTTTTGTCGCCTCTGATGGCAACCAGTACAAGTGGCAGATCCTAGAGGAGGGTGGCAGCGGTGCTGCTTCTCTCGATCCAGTTGGCAGGGACTTTATCGAGACCCGCTATAGCCGATCGGACTCGGATGAGTACAGCCCGTATCTCGTTAGCCAGACCACTATCAGCCTTTACGACAATAGCTCCGGGGACCTTTTCTCTGATGTCGTAGAGCAGCTCAGTGACAACAACGAGGACCGATACGTCCTGCGCATCATTGACGTCACGGACAGCAACAAGACCAAGTGGCAGGGCTACATCAAGCGTGGCTCTGCATCGAAGGACGAGGATGGGCTGCCAACTATCTCGCTGACGGCTACCGACGGCATTGACATGCTGAAGCGCCGCAGATTCGTCTCTACGTCTGCAACTGTCTTTGGAGAGGCAGAGGATGTATACACGGGTCGCGTCACGTACACGTCCCTCATAGCGACTGTGCTGGGCAAGACCGGATTTGACTTTAACATCAACATCAATTCGGAGCACTACCCACGACTTCGAGGGGCAGCCCTCACGGCTAACGGCGGCTTCCAGTTGGATGCTGATGACAACCCGTGGGACTTCGTCTATGTAGACCGTAATACCTACAAAGACAAGCAGCGCAGTGATGGAGAGCGCGATCGCCCTATCTACACAGAGTCCGTTCTTCGCGACGTCCTCACGACGTGGGGCTGCACGATGTATCAATGGGACGGCGAGTGGTGGATCGTCCAGGTTAATAACCGTGGCGATTCATCTATTCGCTGGTTCAACTATGACTCCACGGGAGCCCCTATTGGAACGCCCGCCTACACGGACGCCACGGATCACGTTGTTACGCCATCTACATCCAAGACGGACAGAACCCGTGGTGGTATCGCTATTGCGCCTCCGCATGACGCCGTAACCGTTGGCTTCGCGCATGGCGAGTACAAGTTCATGCCTAACCCCGGGTTCGACATTCGGGCGTATGGCACCGTGCAGTACGACCCTGACTACTGGACGATCACCAACCGTGGTTCAGGGCGATATGAGAACATTGGGCGTGGCGACGGGCAATACATAGCAGCGGCTGTGCAGACACGCGACCTGTCTGATGTCCCCACCTCTGCAACGGGGACCGGCACTGGGTCCGTCGATCTTTTTGTTAGCAACTGGGCTGACAATGCTGGGCTGTCTTTAGCGAAGTATTTGCGCGAGGCAGGCACCGTTGACGGGTCATTCTCTGGCACCATCACGCAGATGGACATTGACCCGTGGGCAGGAAACTTCATGGCGACAGACGAGGGGCTATGGGTAGAGGACGCCATCGGCACCCTCCAGCGCATCCAGCTGTCACAGGACCTTAAGCCCGGCGACACCGAGATCAACTTTGACCCGGTAAATGTAGGCATTCTTGCGCGGACGCTCTATGTCAAGAAGACCTCTTATGCCGAGATGACCTCTGAGGTGTCAATCTCTGACGGCGAGAACGTGGAGATACGAGCCCAGTTCCTGCCACGACTTGCCGGGGCCGAGTCCCGAGCCAGGATTTTTACACTAGGCCAGAGGCGCAATGCGTACATTCAGGTCAAGCTGGAGGGCGACGCAGGAACCTACTACCTCACCCGTGGAATAGTTGAATATACATGGGAGACCACGGTTGCCTGGATAGCCCTGCCCGTCCAGTCAAACGACTGGAACAACGTGTATATCCGCGTTTACGACGAGACGCCAATACAGGGGAATGTCACAATTACAGTCGGGCCGAGCGTGGAGTACATGCCCACCCAGCTGACATTCAACAGCCCGTTGATCCCGCACACGTTCGATGAGATCCGCTGGGACAATGTGGACGTGCTTCCGGTGACTTCGTTTAACCAGCCCAATGTCAAGGGATCCTCGCGCACCGTCTATGACTCGGCACAGGGCACGGAGGTGTCTAGAGAGCGCAAGGTGTCCGTCATGGTTGGCGACGCTGCCTACAACCCAGCGCTGTTCGGGATGACGCTGGACTCTGATGGGGTTCTCGGCACAACCGACTGGGAGGAGGCGCCGGTTGGCGTGACAGAGAGCAACGTGGACCACGAGACTCTCTTGGCGAAAGCCATGCTGCGATCGTTACGTGCACCGCGTGAGGCGCACTCAGCGGAATACTACGGTCTGACTACGCTTTTAGGCCCATACCACGTGCTGTCGCGAGGTGGATCAGAATATGCACCATCCTCACTCGATATAAACTGGAACAGAGAGTACGTATCCGGATCCTGGTACAAGGTCACTGAGACTGGGTTTAATGATGGCTCCGCCCTTATAAGGGACGCCGCTGGCCTTGTTGGAGCAAAGGGAGGAGTTGGCGCAGACACTGCTGGGTTCTTTACGAGCATTGGCAATGTGCTGTTTGCAGATGGATCCTCCGCTATCACGAGGACGGACACCGCCATCACCGCTGGCACCGTAACCAGCATCAGCGTGGAGGCTATTACTGAGCCCATATTTAAGGCCGGGGATCTTATATCCATTATATCTCCTGCTCTTGATTTCGTTCAGGCCCGCATAGTAAACGATCAGGACGCGCTCG